GGTTGGCCCAGACGTTTTTTCTGAGAAATCCTAGACCTCTTCTCAGACGAGGTTAATTCTTTTGACGTTTTAGGGGTCTTCTTAGATACACGCTTACTAGGTCTACAATAAGGCGTGCCTCTTTTCTCACCTTTTTTCCTACCACAAGCCTTACCAGTTCTTACGTCAACCCACTTTTCCTTAAACCAGCGTTTAAGTGCCAGACCTTTTTTTGTCTTACGAACAGCCATTAAAACATCCTAGCTTTACGGACCGTAGAAGTTACTGCACCACCTACACCACGTTTTGTTTTATTACCATAGTTTTTTGCACCTACCTTACGGCACTTGGCAATCGCACCAGAAGCATAGGCACTAGGAAAAACTCTATAACGAGCTTTTACTTTGTGATAACAGGCATCTTTCTTGGACTTGGTTTTAGACATTAGCACCTCCACCTTCTACGAGCTTGCCTAATACGACTATTAGGATCATTACGAGTTTTAGCAGAACTTTTCTTCAACTGACCCAAAGATCTAGCACAAAAACTTTTTCTACGTTTAGCAGCCTTACTACCAGGCTTCACCTTTCCAGTAACTGCCGTTTTTAATTTAGATCCTGGATTTTCCCTTCTGTATCTAGCCACACCAGCCTTCGTCATTCCAGCCCCTTTTTTGGTAGCTCGGAAATACTTTTTCGTCTTAGGTGGCTGTTTATCTCGTTTTCTAGCCATATTGTTTCACGTGAAACATTATTGTTTCTCACTATATAAGTTGTCAAATGTTACTGACGGATCCATGTAACTTCCATCTGACTCTGCACTATGTGTCCATTGACTTGGTCTAAAATCAGGAGCTCCTTTTCCCGTTTCCCACAAAGCTGGACTTGTTGTTCTAACACGATTATTCGGTAATGCTACTATATTTCCTGTCCATGCTCCAGCATCTGTAAGTTCTATAACGTGACTTTGTTTGTGTTGAGCGGGGCAGTCTGAAATCCGTGAATCTGTATAATCAACAGTAAACATATACTTTCCTGTATAAAATTCTCCATCAATCTTACAGAGCCACGGGCTTGAACTTGTTCTGTCATACTCTATAACAGAATGATTTCTAGAACTACAATCCCAAGGCTGTACAAGATGAGTCATCATTCTATCAGGCCATTCCTCTAGTGGTGTATCCGCAACAAGAGCTGTAATGGGCATCCTTGCCCACATAGCCCCTCCATGGATATTTTCATCATCTGTATCATCACTTTCACACCCTGTGAAAATAACCTGAAAACTCAAACAACGATCTGGGATCGTAGTAACTGCAATCGCCATAGCGTGAAGGTATTCTCCACGGTATTTCTCATGATTGTGTGTAAACTCTCTTCGCACCCAGCAATGAAAATGCGGGATGTTGCTTTGTAAATATGGCATTACTTGCGCCGCACACCTCCACGGGCCATCCCTTTCTTTCTCATACCCCTTTTTGTTCTTATTCATAGCAGAACCGCCACCCATCATTTTTATCTTACGAGTTCCACCTTTTTTCATCTTTACTGCGCTTTTTTTCTTCATAGCCATAATATAATCTCCTTAATTTTCTTCAGTTGCAGTTTGTCGATAGCCATTAATTACTTCTTCGTAGTCATCGAAATCACTAATCACTCTTCCGTTATACTTTCTAAGCGGAGATGCGTCATCCATAGTTTTTGATTTAGAACCATTAAGATAACGATAGTATTCATTAGAAAACCGCCAAGTTGTATTATCAGGTCTATACACTTTTATTTTTTCTCCAGTTTATTTGTTTAAAATTATCTCCACTTGAAACCAAACAACTTATTTGATTTGTTGCACTTGTATGTACAATGGTAAAACTACCTGAAGGACTAACAAAAACAGTAAAAATAATTTTATTTTCATAAACACCTGTATAAACAGGATCTTCGTTAAACTTCCTTTTTAAAAAAAATACAACCTCCATAGCTGGCGCACATCTTAAAACAGGTTGTGCAATAAGTTTTACAGAATCCTCCGATGTTTTATTACACCCTGAAACAGTAATAAGAATTAAGAGTAAAAGTGCAGTCAGCGTTAGCACGATAATAACAATTACTGACGATGCCTTTCTCTTCTTAGCCCCCAACATTTTACCCATAAATAATTATCCAAACGTGCCGCCCAAGATGATAATTTCCTAGCTATTTTTGTGTCCCAAAACATTATTTATTCTTCTTTTTCTTCTTTTTCTTTTTACGCTTAGTACCCGTTAACTGTTTAGGTGTTTGCGCTCGAGATATAGTCACAACTAATTTCCTTGCTTTGCCTGTTGATCGATTCGATCTCTGTTAACCTCGGCTCGTAAAACAGCAATGTCCTCCTGAGATTCCATCTTTTCTCGAGCAAGCTCATTACGATCTTCTTGCTTCTGTTCTTCAAAGTTTTGCTTAACTGCAAACTCTTGAGCCTTACGCTGGACATCTGCAGCTTTTATATCAAGCTCTTTAGATCGAAGTTGTACAAGAGGATCGACCTCGCCTTCGGGCGGAGGCATCAGAGCAGACATCACTTCCTCTGTATACTGAGCAATGAGCTCTGCAACCTTTGCCTCTACATCCATTTGAGGAGGCTGTTGTCCCATTTGCATTGCTTGTTCCATACCCATACGCATCTCCGCATCAGCTACACCACGAGCCTTAAAAGCAATATGTTCGCACAAATGTGCCTGAAGTAAAGCAAACACAGGAGGAGAAGATGCTGGTATGGGTGTCTTCATAAAGATTATGTGAGCCGCCATATGAGCATCATGATCCTGTGTCGGGAAAGCCTGTAAAGTTTCCTGTATGATTGACTTGGCATTTTCAATAGCTGGATCAGTAGGCTGTTGCGGTTGAGGTGTAGGCAACAAAGACTCAATGTTATGAACGCCTATAGCTTCATAAATACGCCTGTAAGCCTCATACAGATTGTGCATCTGAGGGTTACTTTGAGCTAACTGAAGTTGTGTTTGAGCCAACGCCAGACGTTGAGACATTGAAAAGATATTAGGATCTGATACTGGAATTACATCTACTCTTTCATCAAAATCAGCCTGTTTGATGGTAGCCTCTGCACCATACACGTTATATGGGTACATAGGAGGAAGGGACTCTGAGAACACACGACTTAACATCCTGAACTCTTGTTTTTGTGCATAATGTAATCTTTTGTGTATGGCAGACATCACCTTCGACCCACGCTCCAACAAAGCAACTGTGGTTCCCACCGCAGCTTGCTGGTTTCCATCACCAACCTGCATATCTGCAATTGCTGCGAATCTCCGTCCAGCATCAACAACAAAACCTAGCAAAGCCATTAAAGTCTGACTTGGTTCTTTGTAAGGAAGTGGTAGTATACTTTCTCGTAAAGCACCACCGGGTACATCAATATCACGAAACTCACCAGGAGAAAGAGGTTCATCAGCGTCACGAATGCGAATGCCACGAGCTTTAAAACCAGCGGGAAGATTAGCAAGTGTTCCAGCATCTATAAGTTGCCTCAAAATAGAAGTTGCAGATCGTCCTAAACCACCAATCATGTGAAGAAGACCAAACCCATAAAAACCCAGACCAGGTAGAAACTTGTAATGTGCAAAATACTGCACCTTGCGATAATAATCGTCACCTTCTCGCCAGTTTCTGCGAATCGAAAGAACCTTTGAACTGCCTTCATCTATTGTAACTATGTAAGGTAGTTTGATTCCTGTCTTCTCACCATCAATAGGGCTTACATGTTCAAACCCCGGTAGATCTAAATCAGTATGAACCTCAAGGATAGTGCAATCCTGATCATCTGCTCCTGTTTTCTCCACGCCCATCAGGCTACGTTCTTTTTCCTTTACCTCATCTTCAGACTCATAAGGAGAAAGTTCTATATCTCGATAAAACCCAGCGGCCTGAAACTTACGAACATCATTAGTATTCATACGAATCAAATGAGTGATACGAGACGAAGAGTTTAGATCGGTAGCGTTATAAGGAACATAAAGATCATCAGCCGGAACAAATCTGGAAACAGCTCTATCAAGGATGTCATCAAAATAAACCTTCTTAAATGCACTTCCAGCTAATGGTAGGTAAAATAATAGACGATCCATCTCAGGATCATATTCGTCCATAACGTGGGTTATCTGATAGTTCATGAACTCCTGAACTCTACGAGATTGCATCTCAACTTCAGGAGTTGCTGCACCAACAACCTGAGTACGAACAGGACCAGAACTAGGAAGAAGTTCCTTGTAAGCCTGTGCCTGAAACTGTGTTACTGCTTCGGCAATAATAGGATGAGTTACACCACTTGACCCTCGAAAAGGTTCTTCACGATGTTCATAGTTGATACCTAAAAGATCTAATCCCTCAGTGTAAGCATCTTCCCACTCCTGACGGCCACTCTTGTCATCCTCATAATATCCAACCAGCTCCGAAGAAATCTCCATCAGAACTCGTTCATCTATAATCTCGGCTAGATTAGCATCCTGTTCAGCCTGAAGTTCCTCTGATACAAATTCTTCAAAGTTAAGAACTACGGAACCATCTTCCTCTTCTACAATCTCAGTTGGTTCCTCAATTTCTTCAACCTCAATTTCCTCATCCATGCCACCCAGAGGCATACCTTGAGAGGGCATAGCAGATTCAATCAGGGAAGTGGGTTCCTTTGCCATTATTTACTCACTTTCTTATACTTTTCAAAAGATCTCAAGCCGCCAAGCCCCAACATGCCCAGAAGCACAGTCATCAAGCTGTCCATGTCAAACATCGGCAATTCTGGCGCTTCCATACCAGCATAAGCAAACCCAAACATGGTCACAGGGGCAAGGACAAAATGCCATATCATGGCCGTGGCTAGGCCCCATCCTAAAAACGGACGCCAGCCAGCTACAAATATGGACCTATGTTGAGCCTCTGCCTTGTTGATCTCTATTTGGCCCATGTTGGCTTCGTGCATCTGCTTTTCG